TGTTCAAAGTAGTGTAACTGCTGGATCATTTGTAAAGAGAAATGCCACGGCAACTAACTTCCTTAAGGCAGGTGGTGCTGATGCTGCATTGACTGGTGCTGAAGTTGTTGCTGCCCTTAACTATACTCCAGCAAACATTGCAAGTCTAACTGGATCCCTCCCAAAAGGTAATTCCTTAATTTGTAACCAACTTACATTTAATGAAAATCAATTCGAGTATCTACTTACATTTGGTGATACAGACCCAGCAAAAGCAACACCATTCAAACTTGCAGGAGGACCTGCCAATTTATTAGTATCATTAGGTGGTGTAATTCAGAGAGCAGGAACTGATTATAATACTATTATTACAGAGGGATCCAATAATCCTGATCGAATATATTTTATTAATGATGGAGAAAAATATGCACCATCATCAACTTTAAGTAATTTTATTGTTGCTCTTGGTGGGCAAGGTTCTTTATTTTCTAATGTTGATTGGGATAAAAAAGGTGAAATTTTTGTAGCAACTGGTGATAATACTGCTACTCAACTTAAAGTACCAGAAGTTAACAACGTAGCAATAGATAATTATATATTAACTACTGATAAATCCACAACAACTGGTGTTGCTTGGAAATCTGAGTTTGCTGGTAAGGCTGCTACAGTAACTACTAATGCTAACTTAACTGGTGACGTAACTTCTATTGGTAACGCAACTTCGATTGCTGATGGTGCTGTAACTGCTGCAAAACTTGATTTTGCCACTGCATCAAACGGAAAAGGTAAAAGAACTGTATCCGTAGATCTACCTTCAGGTGGAGTTGATGGTGATATTTGGTACGTTGGTCAAACTTCAACTATAATAGCATCAATACCTACTGATTCTGTGATATTATTCTATATGAAATCAGCACCTACTGGATGGACACAAGTAACTACTCATAATGACAAAGCACTGAGAGTTGTTTCTGGAGAAGGTGGTGGTTTTGGTCCTACTGTAAGTGGATTACCATTTACAAGTGTATTTTCTTCTAGAACTCCTGCTGGTACTGTTGGTAATACTACCCTGACTATTGATCAAATACCAAGTCACGATCACACTTTTAGTGTTGTAGTTCCTTTAAGGGTTGATGGAGGAGATGTTGATAGGGGGACTGGTTCTAGTTTTTTCTCTGTGGATAATGAAGTTACTCCAACAATAGGTTCTGCTGGTGGTGATGGTGCTCACACTCACGGATTTACTGGAACAGCAATGAATTTTGCGGTTCAATATATAGATGTAATACTATGTAAAAAAATCTAATGAAACTTGAACAAGGCAAATATTGCCCATTAATTAAAAAAGATTGTATTGGACTTCAGTGTTCTTGGTTCACTCAAATAAGAGGAATGAATCCAAATACAGGAGAACCAGTTGATGAATGGGGATGTGCAATTACTTGGATGCCTATGTTGATGATTGAGAACTCACAACAACAAAGATCTACAAGTGCTTCTGTGGAGTCTTTCCGTAATGAAGTTGTAAAAGGAAATCATCAAAATCAACAACTTTATGTTCAGGCACTTCAGCAAGGAGTTGTTCCAGCACAAATCACTCCACTCAATCCACCACTTAATATTTTAGAATCAAGTGATTAAATACTAATAAAAAGGAGAGATACTCAAATGCCTACCGAAGTACAGACCATCATATTATGCACTTGCTTTCATTATGAGAGTTTCATAATTTATCAATAAGGAGGAAATTATAAATGGAGGATTATATCCCGTATCATTGGTATGACTATGGAATAACTTGCGTATCCTACTACGTTTGGGTGCCTGGCACCTCAAAGTCCCTGTACGGTAACGATAAAGATAACGATGGCGTTCGTGATGATATATCAAATGCGTATTATAAACTACTTGGTAGGTGGGGTGACAGGGGTGGGGTAGAATATCATGTTGATTTATGGGTGAATAAAGGTGGCACAGATTCATATGGATCATATGCCACCATCGAAATAATGGTTAAACATACTGCAAATAGTGATGAAGGTGGTACTGGTGAGTGGAATAATGTTCAAAACATTGGTAAACACACTGGTTTATCTAAGGGACTTTGCCCAACTACACCAGAGCCCTCACCAGAGCCCTCACCAGAGCCCTCACCAGATCCCACACCAACTCCTACACCAACTCCCATTCTAAGACCTCATGTAAACATTAATGGATCTTGGTATAGATCCAGAGATGTTTATATAAAAGATAATAATGAATGGAAGTTATGTGTCGCTGGATATGTAAAAGATGGTGGAGTTTGGAAACCATTTATACAAAACGCACAAGCACTTACTTCTCCTGGAGGAGGTGGAGATGGTGGAGATGGTGGAGGACCAACCACACAAACATATACACTAATAAAGTTATATCGTTTTTTTAATGATATAACTGGAGATCACCATTGTAGAACTTTCAATTATTCAGGAATAGCTCCTGATTATCGGCCAGAAGGAGAATTGTGTGAAATTTTTAGTCCTCATCCCCAACCACCCGACACAAATGGTATTTACGACGTGGAACCTGGCAAACCAGCTAGTGGACTTATGGGACATGCATATCTTGGACCAGACAATCCTATTGCCACCGTTCCAATATATGAATTGGTATCCGCAAATGATACAATGTGGAGTAAAAATCCAAACGAAGGATCAGAAGTGGGATATGTAAACAGGAAAGTTGCATTTTATGCACCACTAGAAGAATTAACAGTGTATCTAAATTGATTAAATACTACTAAAAAGGAGAAATACTCAAATGCCTACCGAAGTACAGATTTATAAAGATAAAACAATCGTTCCAGCAGACTTATCAACTGGTGGTCCTAGTTGGGATACTAGTGGAAATACTACAGTCAATGGAAATTTGACTGCAACAGGATTTAAAGTTGGTACTGAAAGTGGATTTTTAAAAGCAAACGGTACTGTTGATAAAAGTACCTATTTGACTGCTGCTCCTTCTGCTGGTAATGCTAATGGACAAATACAATATAGGAGTGAAACTGGTTTTGGTGCTTCTGCTGGTTTGACTTTTGATGGGACTAATCTTTCTTGTAGTAATGATATTATCGCATTTGCTTCTGATGAAAGATTAAAAACTAATTTTGAACCAATTGAAAATGCGGTTGATAAAGTACTTAAACTTCGTGGATTTACATATAACTTTAATGAGATTGGAGAAGGACTTGGATTTGATACAACATTAAGACACGCAGGTGTATCAGCACAAGAAGTGCAAGCAGTTCTTCCAGAAGCAGTTTGTCCTGCTCCCGCAAGTGATGAGTATTTAACAGTTAAGTATGATAAACTTGTCCCATTATTGATTGAAGCAATCAAAGAACTGAAAGCAGAAATTAAGGAACTCAAAGGAGGTAAGTAGATGACTACACCATCTTCCCCAAATCCCATTAGTGCTGATCAAATTAGAAATGAATTTGGTGCTTCTGGTGCAAACAATAGTGTAAGTTTAGGTGCTTATAGAGTTAAACAAAGTGTTTCTGTATTATCTGATCTACCATTGGATACTGGAGTTCCACAAGGAAATAGTGCGATTAATTTTGGTAGTTTTCGTGGAAAAAAATTAAACGTAGTTATTGATTGCACAGCACCATCAGGTCAATGGAGAACTAAAGTTAATGCAAGGCAAGATTATAATGACAATAATAACATTACTGTAATTGGTGGATTCAAAACAAGACCTCCATCGTCAGCAGGAACAAAAGTTATTATTCATACGAATGGTAATATTGGTTCTTATGTTTATCTTTCACGAGCTTATAAGGGTGTATACTGTACTTATGATGTATATGACGGAGATGTTTGTGATGATTCTGGATGCTATCCAACATATAGAACAATTGAAAATCAGGGTTATGGATATCTTCGTTTTTACGCAAGCCCTTCTGAAATTAAATCTACAGATTATACTATAGAAAATAAATATTGTATTAGAATGTTTCCTAGACAAGAAACTAATACTACTGAACTTTATCGTTTATATAGTCCCACCACTTTGGACCATTTATATACGATTGATGTGAATGTATGGAACAAACGTGATAGTGGGTATAATCAACAAGGAATTGTGGGATATGTATACGGTTATGCCGCACCATTTACAGAACCAGTATATAGTGGATATAAATATAATAGTCCTCCAAGCGATAATTGTGCAACAAGTATAGATCGTTTTTTTACGACTAATGTAAATGATCTTTATAATAATGGATTTACTGTAGATGGCAATCCAGCATTTTATGCTCCCACATTTGTGAATGATCCTTCAAGTGTAAATTCTTGTTCTCTTTTGACTGGTTCTTGGGATACATCAACAGAGTTGATAGTTGATATTGGACCAAGTGCTAGAATATATGGTGCTGGGGGTAATGGTGGAAATGGTGGAAAACAAGCTGCTGCAGGTGATGACGGAGGACCTGGAACTTCTGCTCTAGGTGTAAATGCAACTAACAGTACTACTATTAGAGTTGCTAGTGGTGCTATTGTTCGTGGTGGTGGTGGAGGAGGAGGAGGTGGAGGAGGTGCTGTAGGTGCAAGGGTCAACAAAGGTAAAGGATTTGTCACCCATGCAGGTGGTGGTGGAGGTGGTGGTGGACAAGGATATCCTGGTGGTGCTAATGGTGATGGTGGAGTGGCAGATGATCCACAAACACGAGAACCTGGAAACAAGTCTTATGGATCAGGGACTGCTGGTGGTGCTGGATCATTGGATACTGCTGGAAATGCTGGTAATGGAGGTGCAGGAACTTTAGGAACCGGATGCCAAGCTTTTGGTGGTGGTGGAGGTGGAGGTGGATTTGCTGGTGGTGCAGGCAGTGGAAGATCATCGGAAGGAAGATCTTCAGCAGGTGGTTCGGCAGGTACTACTTCAAAAGGTGGAGATGGTGGTAATGGAGGTCAGGCAAGTAGTAATGGGCAGAATGGATCTGTAGGCGAAGGTGGCAAAGGTGGTGCTAGTGGATATGGCATTATAGTAAATACTGCTAAAACTAATATAACATATAGTAATAATGGATCAGTTTCTAGTGAAGTTTATAGTACAGATCCTTCATAATATGATATAATGACTTTGGAATGATAAATGAGTTAAAATGAATACAATAATATACCAAATAAAAGAACCTTTTCCATTTTTGAAGATAGAAAATTTATATGATGAAGATGAATTGAAATTAATTTGGCAAGAATTAAATTTTCTAACTCCAAAGTTAGAACATCCAGAAAATACAGGAACAGCCAAAGACAATGAAGGTAAATCACTAAAAAATAATAGTGGGGTATTATTGGACGACATTTATCAAAAAAGAAATATATCAAATATCTTATCAATCAATCCAAAATTATTTTCACCTGATATAATAAATAAATTTTCAGACTTATCCTTTGGATATCAAAATATCAAAAAAACAAATTACGATAGAACACTTATAAGTTATTATGAGGATGGAGGATATTATAAACCACACGAAGATACCGCATTATATACTGCAATCACTTGGTTTTTTAAAGAACCAAAAGCATTTACTGGAGGAGATTTTTATTTTACTGACTATGATTTAAAAATAGAGATTCAAAATAATATGACAGTATTATTTCCATCTTTTGTAAAACATTCTGTAGATGAGGTTATTTTGGAAAATAAAAATATAATTGGTTGTGGAAGATATTCTATGGTACAATCTTGTTTTATTGTGAGTAAATCATAATACTAAATACATAAAATCTCTTTTTGCGATGGACTTTAAATGACTGATAAAATGAAAAATAATAAAATCATACAAGTATATGATGATATATTTGATTTTGGATATAGAGATAAAATTTATAGTTTTATAAAAAGTTCTTATTTTCAAATTGGATGGGTAGATAGTTCAGTTCCAGAAAAATCTTACGAATTTATCCATTCTTCATATAGTAAAGATGATATTGATAAAATAGGATTTTTTGAAAAATTAGAAAATAGTCCTGTAATGGAGCATTTCGAAGGACTTGATTATAAGCACACAAAGGTAAATTTATCTACATCATCAGATGCTAATTTTGTTCATGCTCATCCAGAAAAATTAGCAATTCTTTACTATGTTAATTTGGATTGGCAAGATGGATGGCACGGAGAAACTCATTTTTATGATGAATATGGTAAAGATATAATTTACACTTCTCCTTATACACCAGGAAGAATTATTGTTTTTGATGCTACAATTCCTCATGCAATTAGACCACAATCTGTTATTGGTCCAAAGTTTAGATTTACATTAGCTAGTTTTTTTGATTATCCAACAAACTCATAAATACCTCTATAATTATTCTATATTCATATGAAGCATCAAGAAATGACCGAAAAACTCACCAAACAACTTCAAAGTTTGGCTGAAGAACTACAAAGTCTCGAAAGACAATTTGTTGCCAAGAAGGAACAATTCTTAAAAGTTCAAGGAGCACTTGAAGCACTTGTAGAACTAAGCAAAGAAGAAGAATAAATACTAGAAGGATTATATAATCCTTCTTTTTTGTAGGTATATACCGATGCCAGATCAACTACCAATTCGTATTCGACAATCTCCCACAGAAGGAAAGAGACCACAAAACGAAGATTTGGTACTTGGTGAATTAGCACTTAATACTTATGATGGTCGTTTGTTTGCGAAGAAGGATACTGGTGGTGTCGGCGTCGGAACAACTGTAACATTATTAACACCTTGGACGGAAAATATAGGTGGTGGATTATATTATAATGAAGGAAATGTCGGCATAGGAACGACAACTCCTTCAGTAAAACTTTTTGTTCAAGGTGATGGGTATTTTACTGGCATATTAACTGCACAACAAATTGTCAGTAAACTTTATGGTGAATTTACTGGATCATCTATTTCTGGTACTACTATAGCAGGAACTGCCTTAAGTATCTCTGGTATTTCTACATTAGGAACAGTAAAAATATCCTCTGGTATTATCAGTGCTACTACTGGTATTGTAACTTATTATGGTGATGCTTCAAATCTCACAAAAACATTCCCTTTAGTAACTAATGTTTTATATGTCACAAAAAACGGAAACGACGGAAACCCAGGAACAAGACTCTCAGAACCAAAATCAACCATCGCAGGAGCAGTTGCGGCAGCAACAGCAGGAACAGTTATTAAAGTTAGTGCTGGGACTTATATAGAAAATAATCCAATTACATTACAAGACCAAGTAAGAATTGTGGGAGATAGTTTAAGAGAAGTTACAATAACACCACAAAATACTGGAGATCTTTTTTATGTTGGTAATGGAAATTATATAGCAGAAATGTCCTTTGTTGGGGCAGCAAATACTGGTGCTATTTTTTCTTTTGACCCAACTGCTATTAGATACTTCAACCAATCACCTTATATTCAAAACTGTACTAATTTTATTCAAAATAGTATTGGTTTAAGAATTGATGGTGATAATGCTATTGGACCTACAAAATCAATGGTTCTTGACTCTTATACACAATACAATCAAGGTGGTATTGGAGTTTCAATTACAAATGAAGGATATGCCCAGTTAGTTTCTATTTTTACCATTTGTGATGATATTGCAATTTTCTGTGGTTCTGGTGGTGCTTGTGACTTAACAAACTCTAACTCATCATTTGGTAATTATGGATTAGTTGCCGATGGTGTTGGTCCAAAGAAATATACCGGAATTATTACAACTGCCGCAGCAGCCGATAGTGATACTTTTGTTTTAGATTTAAATGTTCCAACACTGAATGTAAGTAGTGCCCTTTATGATAATGTGAGTGGAATTGTTACGGTCACTACATCTTCAAATCACAACTTTAATGTTGGAATGGGTGTTTCAATTGCCGGACTTGGATTTACCTGTCCTTCTGGTGCTGGAATATCTACGTTTCCTTCTGGAAACTTTGGATATATTTTTGAGGTTTCTGCTATTGGTCCCGCAAATAATTTCTCTGCCTATGTTGGAGTTTCTACACTCTCACATACATACGTTTCTGGCGGAACGGTTAAAATAAATACCACAAGACCTTATGATGGTCAGGTAGTGTATTTTGATGAACTTTATTATACTGTTGGTGGTGTAACTATTGGTTCTGGTGGAACTGGTTATACACAAAATGTAGACATTACTTTTAGTGACCCAAGTGAACCTTGGGGAGTTTCTGCAACTGCTGTAGGTGAAGTTACAAATGGTTCTGTGACTTCTGTGGAAATGGTTTCTAATGGAAGAGGATACACAGGAATACCAATAGTAACTTTTGCATCACCCAACTCTGGAATTAATACTGCAACAGGAACCGCAAATCTAATTCCAACTTATTATTCCATATTAAGGTCAACACCAATATCTGGTGGTATTTGTACGATTACGGTGAATGATAATCTTCCTTATGCAGTTGGTCTTGGTTCAACTGTTCCTTTCTTTAAGCAAAGTCGGGTATTAGCATCGGGACATTCTTTGGAATATATTGGTTCTGGGACTAATATTAATGGTGCTCTTCCTAATCAAGGTGGAGTTCCAATTCAAGAAAATGAAATTGATATGAGAAATGGTGGTCTGGTTGTATTTACATCTACAGACCAAGCAGGAAACTTTCGTATTGGTGATGGTGTTGTGATTAATCAACAAACCGGAACTATTTCTGGTACTTTTTATTCAAAAAGTTTATTTTCAACGATGACACCATTCATACTCGCATTAGGAGGAGATTAAAAAATGGCATTAGCACTTAATGTATTTCAAACAATCACTGCAGTTGTATCTACAAGTCCAACCACAGTATATACCGCACCTGTTGGATATACCGGTGTTGTTCTTTTGGCTCAAGTCGCAAATATTGGGGCATCTTCGTATGATGTTTCATTATCACATCAAAGAAGTGTAGTTGGAGTAGCAGTTACCACAGAAATGTTAAAACAATATCCAATCTCGGCAAATGATACTGCAAATCTTCTTGCCGGAAAGTTAGTCTTGGAAAGTGGAGATAAGTTAGTTTTATCTGGTAGTAATGCATCCAATTTGAAGTTCATTGGTAGTATTTTAGAAACACTTAATTAAAATGGCAAAGTATATCAGTAATCGTCAACAAAATCTTAAGATTGGTATTGTTTCTTATACCGAAGATAAAACAGTATTAGAAGTTACTGGTAATGTTGGTATTGGAACCACGAATGCAACAAG